TCGGACGTTCGTTCCGACACCACAACCGTGACGTTCACGGAAGCCATGCTCCAGACCGTTGTTCAGGAAATCTTCAGCGAAGGTGGCACACCGAAGTTGCTGGTTGTTCCCCCGGGCCTGAAGGCTACCGTGTCTGGCTTTACTGGTATCGCCGCACAGCGTTATGTAACTGGCGCAGAGCCGACGACCATCGTCGCTGCCGCAGGTGCATACCTGTCGGACTTCGGTCTGATCTCGATTGTGCCGGATCGCTTCATGCGTACCCGCGATGCTCTGGTCCTTGACCCCGAGTACGCAGCCCTCGCATATCTGCGTCCGTTCCAGACAAACGATCTCGCAAGAACTGGTGACTCTGACAAGACCCAGATCCTTGCAGAACTGACTCTGGAAATGCGTAATGAGAAGGCTCACGGCGGTATCTTCGATATCAAAGCAGCCTAAACTGTTGTAGAATCGGGGGTGGGTAATTCCCACCTCCGTTTTTGGAGAAAAAGTGAGAAAACTCGGAACTGAGTTGGTCAACGGAGAACTCCGAACCACTTACGCAGACGACGATGGAAACCTCGTAATGAAGGCAGAGTCAGATCTGACTCACATCATCGAGGCAAATAAAACCTCATACAATCAAATAGACGAACGAGCACGGTGGGGCGACGGCCAGATGGTCGCAGACATACCGTTCCCAGTCATAGAAGATCTCAACCGCCAAGGAATCCTGAGAGGGTTTGCGGTGATGGATCAAAAACGTATGAAGGCTTGGCTAAACAACCCGGATAATCGGTTCTTTCGTACCCGACCCGGCAGAGTTTGAGGAGAAAAGATGGGCAAGAAAAAGAATCACAGAGTTGCTATTTGTATTCCGTCTCGTGGAGAAATGGAGATTGGAACCGCGTTTGATCTATCCCTGATGTGCTCCTATGACTCAAGAAACCGAGCTGGATCGCAGGCTCTTTACACGGTTGCAGGGACGCTTATTTTTGACCAGCGCGAGAAGTTAGCAGCATCAGCAATACGCGAAAACGCAGATTATATTCTTTGGATAGATGCAGATATGCGGTTTCCAAAGAATACGATTGAGCACCTAATCGCAAGGGACAAAGACATCGTTGGTGCTAACGCCACGACCCGAGTCCCGCCGATCCACGGTACTGCAAAGAACGCTTGGATCAACAGGAAAGATCAGATCATCAACTGGCAACAGGTGAGCTCTAAAGACAAGACAGGACTAGAGCGTGTAACCGCGATTGGTTGCGGTGTGATGATGGTAAAGGCAGAGGTATTTAAGAAAACGCCTCGCCCGTGGTTTTGGTTTCAACAACTGCCCGGAGAAAAACTCCTAGGCGAAGATGTGCATTTTTGTGTCCGAGCGCATGACGCAGGATTTGAGACATGGGTAGACCACGACTTATCTAACTTGGTCGGCCATGTCGGTTCCCACACATTTGGATGGCACGATATAGCCAGTAAGGAAGACGATGGCTCTGACGAGTTACACTACACTAAAGACGGCAGTTGCGAACTATCTTGGGCGCAGCGACCTGACGACACAGATACCTGACTTCATTACGCTTGCAGAGCTCCGTCTGTCACGGGAGATCCGCACACGGAAACTGCTAAAGTCAGTCACCACAAGCACCGCAGTAGGGGACTCTACCGTAGAGATCCCCTCTGATTTTTTAGAGATGCGGGATCTGTACCTGTCAGGCAACCCGCGCATTTCCCTAACTTATAACTCCCCATCAGCGTTTACCCGTAACGCAGACGCAGAGACCTCTGGCAAACCATCCTTTTACACGATGCTCGGGCAAGAGTTTGAGTTTGCTCCCGTACCGGATAAGGTCTACACGGTGGAGTTGCTGTATTACTTCAAGCCCACCCCGCTATCCGATAGCGTGGCAAGCAACGAGTTCTTGGCTAACTATCCCGACGCCTTGCTATACGCAACCTTGTCGGAGGCAGAGCCGTACCTGATGAACGACGCCCGCATCCAAGTCTGGGCTTCTCTGTATGACCGCGCTATAAACAATATCAATACCTCTGACCAGAACTCAGAGTTTGCAGGTGTCCCATTAACTATGTCCGTCACTTCGAGGTAACTATGTCCGAAATGTCAAATTATTTGGAGAACGGTCTGCTTAACGCAGTTCTCCGCAGCACTTCCTACACATCACCAGCCACCGTCTATGTCGGTCTCTACACCACCGATCCGGGCGAGGGCAATACAGGAACGGAGTGCTCTGGCAGTTCCTATGCCCGCAAGTCTGCCTCGTTTAACGCACCGAACAACGGCGTGTGTACGAACTCTGCGGCTGTGGAGTTTGACCAAGCGACTGGCTCGTGGGGAACGATTTCCCACGTTGGCCTGCTAGACGCGATTACCTCTGGAAACCTGTTGTTTTATACAGACCTCACGACTTCCAAAACCATTGAGTCCGGCGACATCTTCAAGATCGCTGCTGGCTCTCTGAGCGTCACGCTTGCCTAATGCTTACCCTAGAGGAACTCGATCAACTCGGCACATTGGAGTCGATGCCGCAGTATCCTCTAGACGCCACATGGTTTGTGGATAAGGTCTGCGGTCCTTGGACCTTGGACGACATGGACTACTTTGGAAACCTAGACACCATCCAGTTTTCTATGGATAGCGAGATCTGGGGGACCGCCTGTATTTACTTTGACAGCCCGGCAAACATCACCGCCTCGGCTACGGTCACCGCTTCTGGCTTTAGGCAACGCGCCGCAGAAGCTCTGATTGTGGCAAGCGGGACAATGGCAGGGTCAGGCTTTGCCATCCGTAACGGAGAGGCGTTGATCGCCGCAACGGGGTCTATGGCCGCATCTGCGGTCAAGACCACCTTTGGGCAGGCATCAATTTCTGCGGCTGGCTCGATGTCAGCAACAGGAAACTATACGGTTGGCGGGCAGGCAATCATCACCGCATCTGGGACGCTTTCTGCTACCGCAGAGGTAATTGCAGGGGCAGACATACAAATCCTGTGTACCGGAGCAATGTCGGCCACAATCCAGCGGGTACGCACCGCGCAGGGGCTTATTTCTGCCTCTGGTAGCCTTTCCGGTGAGGGTATAAGGGTTAGGACAGCAAACCCGCAGATAACCGCTTCTGGGACCTTTTCTGCCAGCGCAAACTACACCGTCGGCGGGGTGGCAAATATCCTTGCCACGGGAAGTATGTCGGTCACAGGCAACGCTACTTTTGCCGCAACCGCACAAGTTTCTGCCTCCGGGTCAATGACCGTGTTAGGCAAGATCGTTGGCGAGGATTGGCAAAACGTAGGGGTAAGTACGGATACTTGGACATCCACGACGGTAGGGGTAAACACTTGGTCCCCGATAAGCGTCGGGACAAACTCGTGGACACCTGTAAGCGCAGGGTCTAACAATTGGACAACGAATACGGCTGGAAACAACACATGGCTCGCATAGATTTTGGAGAATGGCTACCTGACCAGCCCGGACTGACCGGAGTGGTTAAGGAAGCTCTAAACGTCGTTCCGCAGGCGGTAGGCTATGGACCTCTTCGCACGCCCGTGGACTATTCTTTAGCGGCTTCCGAAGACATCAACAACGTGGTTGCTGGCAGAAACCCTGCCACGGGAGCAACGGAAGTATTTGCTGGTGGCGCGACAAAGTTATTTAAGTTGGATTCCGGCGATCTTAGCCTTGATAACGTATCTAAGGCCGGAAATTATACAACCCCGACAGAGCAGAAGTGGAGATTCACCCAATTTGGTGACGTTTTAATTGCCGCTAACGGCGATGAGATCCTGCAATACTGGACTTTAGGAACATCTACTGCTTGGGCAGATTTGGCCGCTGCCGCGCCTACTGCCCGCTACCTCACCGTGGTTCGAGACTTTGTGGTCTCTGGGTACACGAGCTCCACAGATTCACAGAAGGTGCAATGGTCCGGCATTAACGACGAAACCGCATGGACCACAACCTCTACAAACCAGTCTGACTACCAGATCATCCCTGACGGTGGGTCTGTTCAAGGGTTGACGGGTGGTGAGTTTGGCTTGGTTCTGATGGAGCGTTCGATATACCGGATGTCCTACGTTGGAACTCCGGCAATCTTTCAGTTTGACAACATCTCTAGAAACCTTGGGTGTTTTGAGCCAAATTCCATCGTCCAATACCAAGGCATAACTTATTTCTTGGGTGATGACGGGTTTTATGCCTGTAACGGCACGCAGGTTATAGGGATTGGTGCTGAAAAAATAGACCGATTCTTCTTCGGTGACTTGGACGAAGCCTACTCCTACAAGATGTCGGCTACGGTAGACCCGATTAAAAACTTAGTGGTTTGGGCATACCCGTCCTCCGGGTCTAACGGGCAAGTAGATAGTTTGATGATTTTTAACTTTGAGACAAAGAAATGGTCTCATGCTGATGTTACTGTTTCATTTGTGGCGCAATCGGCTACACCCGCTTACACTCTAGAGGCTTTGGATGTGTTTGGGACCGTGGACACCATATCTACCAGCTTTGACTCGCGTATTTGGACTGGCGGTAAGTCACAGTTTGTGGGTGGAAACGGGGCCAAAATTGTGACGTTCTCTGGGTCTAGCCTTACCGGAACTCTTCAGACGGGAGATCTTGAGGCACAAGGCCAAGTCAGTACGATCAACATGACCCGTCCTCTCGTAGATGGTGGGTCTGGGCAGGTTGCGGTTGCCACAAGAAATAGACTTGCTGATTCTATAACCTTTGGAAGTTATACTGCCGCAGATAGCGAAGGTCGTGCCGCATTTAAGTCAACCGGCCGCTACCATCGTTTATCTGTCCAGCCCACGGGGTCGTGGACAACCGCGATTGGTATTGACTTTGACCTAGTGCCAGCAGGTAGACGATGACATTTCGCGTATTGCCATATCAGGGTGGATCGCCTCGTGAGATTTCCGAGGTGGTCAACAACATTATGAATGGCAAGACCAACAACACGGGGTCGGTCACAATTGCTACGGGTAG